CACTTGACAAAATTGTGGAGGTGTGGTATAATTCTTTAGAAGAATGGTAAACATAAGAGAGAGGGTATGGGGATAGATGAAGAAAAATCAAAAGTTGGGTAAGATTACTAAGGGGGAGAAGGGGATTGAAATTGGAAATGACGTACTAATTTCCGTATTCGGAAAAATTCATGACGAATACGTTTACCGCGAAAACAACGGTAACATTATAATCACTCCTGTTTCTGACGAGTATGACGCTCGTATATTGTATAACAAGTATATCAACAGCACTTATAAGATAAAAAGTCGAACTGTTGATGGATTGCGTTTTACTACAATCAAGGACAATAACGGCATATTTCATGATGAGGCAAGTGTAATTACGAGAGAAGACACACCATCCAAAATTGCGGAGTGCATTGCATTATTACGGTTTCGCGGAATAAATAATGAACTCGAAAAGTTTGAAAAGTATATTGTGAAAGCATGAGAAGACGGACAGACAATATAAGGGGTAATAAAATTTCAGAGTTCTATTGTACTTGTTGCGGCAAGAGAACGATTCCGATTTATAGACGTGCTGGATGTGAACGCGAAAAGGGTCATCTGAAAAAGTTATATTGCTTAAATTGCAGAGCAGAGAAAAATTGCGTTGAAGTAGGCGCTAATTGGAATTACACTTTAGAAGATTTCAAGGCAGAATTTGATTCGGGAAATTTTACACGAGAGGGATTGAGAAAAGATGTCGGGTTCACTGCGAAAAGAAAAAATTCAGGGTTATAAAGTTAAACATACACTATATTCCATCGACGATGATAAAAAGCTATGGGTTGATTTAACTTTGATGAATAAAGCAAAACAGTATGACAGCGTTCCGATTTATCGGCTCGGTTTTAATGGCGAAATGATTTTTGATTCGTGGAGAAGCAAAAAGTGGTTGCAGGAAAATATATGAGGTGATTAGATATGAAATGGGTTACGGCTGCAATGCTTGTAGGATATATAAATGACGGCTACAAAGTTGAACTAAAAAACGAAAGCAAACAGAGCACGGCAGAGTTCTTTTTTGTAGACGGAGTTTATAAACGCATCATTAACGGGGAGACCAAAGTTTACAAGAATGAGGAAGCTATGAAAAGCGGACTTGAATTATGTTTGCATACTGGATATAAGATACAACCTCTTGGGATTAAAGAGTTTGCATATAAAAAGTAAAATTTCTAAAGGAGAATGTATTATGGATTATAAGACTTATGTTGGCAACTTGAAGAATGGTAAAGTGATGAGACTTGCAGATTTTGAATATGCTGTAAAGTTTTTTGGCATGGATGATGAAATGCTAACGGATTTCTGTTATATCTCTGTGCCCGATGATGATATTATCGGATTGCTTTTCGTAAATGATAAAGCGGCTGCATCACAGGCATATCGAAACCTCCATGATGTTTCTGCTTCTCTTGCTGGTAGGTGCATTGACATCATGGCACATGATATGGCAAAAATTCGCAGTGGTGCGACCGAATGAATGAAGATAAATATGTTTGGCATGGTTGCATTACACTGAAAAATGGAATAAATGAAGCCCCTTTTCTGGCCAATATACCGCCAGAAAAGCTTTTAATTGTGGAAACAAGCACAGGGGCATCTCCTGAGATATTGCTACAAGCTATCAAGCCAAGGTATATAGGAAGGGATGCAGCGCTTAGTTTTACTAAGGCAAATTTCGACGATTCGCCAGATAATCCGTGCTTTGTTTCACAATCTTTGCAAGAATGCCAAAAATGGTATGTTGCAAGAATGAACGCTTGTATCTGTGAGCTTGACAGAAGAATGGAGCATATTAAAAAGAATTATGAGATTGCACGTTCTGAATGTCAAAATAACGCGCATGAAATTAGCAAAATGATGTAAAAAATAAAGGAAAGACTATGCGTAGATGTGTTTATAGTGGAACTGTGTTTGAATATTATATTATGTCAAGGAAACAAGCGGAAGAATATTCTTGCTATGTTCATAATACAGATTCAATAGTTATTAGCATAACCGACCCACTACACAACGAATGCGGGGGAACTTTTGCGAAAATTCATCCTAACGAGGAAAATAAAATTTGCGAGGTGCTTCGTTTTATGTTTGACGATGTTGAAAAAAGTGTTGTAGGGGAATCGTCTATCCCATATATTTTAATTAGTGAGCAAAATGCACAAGATATTTCAAACTTCGTTAAGAGATGGGCTGGTAGGGTTAAGCGTATTATTGTTCATTGTGAAGCTGGAATTAGTAGAAGTGCTGGATGTTGTGCTGCGATTATGAATTACTTTGAAAATACAGATGAACCAGTATTTAATGGATATTTTTGTCCCAATATGACTGTTTATCGAACTGTTTTGGAGAAACTTTACAGGGAGTAATATATGAGAGAAAGACTATCGAGTTTTGGGGTTGAAGGCTATTGCGAAGATTGCGTTTATTTTAATGATGAAAGTTCAGAATGTGAGTGTGAAGATTCTGAAAACTGGTATGAAGAAGTCGATGAATTGGATACTTGCACACACTTTGAGGAAGCATGACTATGGATTTGATTGATACTAAAGTTAAGCTTCTGCAATTTGATGGCAAGGTAGTATATATTGTTGGAGATGGCTGTACTGGCTACTATTTTGTAGAGGCTACAAGTGAGATGCTGATAAAAGAAGCGCCAGTATCTCCTGACAAGACAATCGCTTATACTTTTGATTTTGCATTAAACAAACAAAACAAGATGCAAATTTTTAGTCATAAATGATAAGAGGTGAAATGGTTGAGAAAATTAGCAAGTATTAAAACAATTTCTGAAATAGTTCCTATTGCGAATAGAGATAGAATTGTCCTTGCGATTATTGACGGTTGGCAGGTAATTGTTAAGAAGGATGAATTTAATGTAGGAGATAAGTGCGTTTATTGTGAAATTGATTCCGTAATGCCTGACAAGCCAGAGTTTGAGTTTCTAAAGAAAAACGACTTTAGGATTAAAACAATGAAAATGGCAGGAGTTATATCTCAGGGTATTTGTTTTCCTCTTTCTATCCTTCCTAAAGGAGAATACAATGTCGGGGACGATGTGACAAGCATCATAGGTGTAAAGCAATACGAAGAAACGATGGATATTGAAAAGCCAGAAAGAAAACCAACGGCTAAGAAGAAATATCCGAAATTTTTGATGAGATTTGCATGGTTTAGAAAGCTTGTCCTTCCAAAGCCAGTAGATGATACGTTCCCGACACAATATATTAGCAAGTCCGACCAAGAAAGAATCCAAAATTTACCAAACATCGTAAAGGATAAAGGTAAATGGGATTGCACAGAAAAAGTAGATGGAAGTTCTGCAAGTTATCTTCTCGTAAGAAAGAAGAAAAAGAACTTTTTTGATAGTGAACCATACGAGTTTATCGTGTGTAGCCGCAACAAAAAGATTCCCATCAAAGACAATTCTTCTTATTGGAAGGTAGCAGAAAAATTTCATATTAAGCAAGTTCTTGAATTTTTGATTCATGATGATGATTGGATAGCAATTCAAGGAGAAGTCCTTGGCCCCGGTATTCAGAAAAACAAATATAGATTTAAGGACTATGAATTTCGAGTGTTTGATATGTACAGACAGAAAATCGGCGGTAAAGTTGATTTCCGTACTATGAAAACGCAAGTAGAAGCTGCTGGTTTGAAAACAGTTCCTCTTGTGGAGACTGATTATGTTCTGCCAGACACAGTTGATGATGTTTTGAAATATGCTCATGCACGTTCCGTTGAAGCAAATATTTGGCGAGAAGGAATTGTTTTTAGAAAAGTCGGTGACGGAAACAAATCCTTCAAGGCGGTTGACCCTGAGTTTTTGTTGAAGTATGATGAGTGAGGAAATTTATGGCATATTTATCCAAAAGGAAAGGGAGCGCGTTCATCTATTGGGGATGCACAGCCTGTGAAGATTGTTTTTATCTTGATAAACCAGAAAGAGTAAACTACTGTCCTCATTGCGGAGAGAAAATCGAGAACCCAAATGGTGAGCCATGCCCTCTTGATGTTGACTATCGAGAGCAAGATGAGAAAAGTTGACAAAAATGATATTTTGTACTAAAATATATAACGTGTCATCGTTAATAAATAGGGTCAAAATATGTGGTTTTGAGAAATTTTCTAAAAATACTTGACAAATCTAAATGGGTGTGTTATAATTTACTCGTGAAGTTTGAGACACAAACTGCAAAACGATAAAATTTATAACAAGGAGTGTCTAATATGGCAAATTTGTTTACCAACGCTGTTCGTGAAGCGACCGATGTTTCGCATACTACTAATGGCGCGTATGCGCACAAGTCTACTAAGAGTGACCTCTTAGATATGTTTTCCTGCCTTGGTGCATTGCGTTCTCGTATTGGCGATGTAGACGATATGTTCGCTCGTGCGTTTCGTGAGAATCCCGAACTCGCTACGAAGATGGCGTTTTATGGGCGTGATATTCGTGGCGGCTTGCAGGAACGCGCGGTTCCGCGAATGATTTTCAGGTGGTTGGCAATCCACGAGCCTGTTACTATGAAGGCCAACATGAAATACATTTCCGAGTATGGTCGTTACGACGATTTGTATGAGTTCGTTGGCACACCGTGCGAAAACTATATGTGGAACGAAGTTTTTATTCCTCAATTCAAGCAGGATATGAAGAATTATCGTGCGGGAAAGCCGATTTCTTTGCTTGCAAAGTGGGCAAAGTCCACCAATACTTCTTCTAAGGAAAGCTGCCGTCTTGGGCGTTTAACTGCCGAAAAGCTTGGCATGACTACTAAGCAGTATCAAAAGACGCTTTCGCTGTTGCGCGAATACATTCGTGTACCTGAGCATCTCATGTCTGCTGATAGATGGGGCGAGATTCCTTATGAGAATGTTCCGTCTAATGCTATGACTAAGTATTGTCATGCGTTTGGCCGTCATGATTATGAACGCTTCAATGAGTATATCAATCAGGTGAAGTCAGGAGAGAAGAAAATCAACGCTTCTACTTTGTTCCCCTATGATATTGTCCACAAATATTCTGTTGGAAGTTTGTGGTCTTGGAGAGTTTCTGGTGAAGGCAAGAACGATGTTCTTGAAGCTCAGTGGAAGGCTTTGCCAAATTATCTTGACGGGGAAAACAATGTTCTTGTGATGGCTGATACGTCTGGTTCGATGTACGGAGAACCTATCGAAGTAGCGCTTTCTCTTGCGATTTATTTTGCGGAGCGCAATAAAGGAGATTGGCATAACCTGTTTATGACGTTTGAGAGCAATCCACATTGGGTTGAACTCCGTGACGGTTCTCTTATTAACAATCTCGGTATTGCATACAAGGCCGATTGGGGTGGAAGCACTTCGTTGGATGCAGCTTTCAATCTCGTTCTCGATACCGCAATTAAGAACCATGTTGAAGCCAAGGATATGCCAAAAGCAATCGTTGTTATCACCGATATGGGAATCAATGTTTGTTGCCATGGAAATAATAAGACGATTGTTGATACAATGAAGTTGAAGTATGCTGCTCATGGATATGAGCTTCCCAATATCGTATTCTGGACTGTTGGACGTTTCGGCGGTGATGCCTACCAGAATCGTTACAACACTGAAAATGTTCAGTGCTTCTCTGGTGCTGCTGCTTCTACGTTCCGTTCTGTTATGGAAGCTATTGGTATGAACTCTTACGAGGCCATGCTAAAAACTTTGAATAACAAGCGCTACGAGCCGATTCATTATGTTGCGGCGTGATTTCGGCAGTCGATACTCTTACAGCAATTTCTAAGTTAAACAGAGAAAGCTTACGGGTATTGGTTTATATAAAGAGCGGGGAACCGCTCATACATATTGGTGGATTATGAGCAGAAGAAAAAATTATCATGATGTAAATTATATAGTTTGGAGTAAACCGAATCTTAAGACCAAGAAGCGCAAACGTGTTGTAATTGCTCATAGTACAGAAGCAACGCGCTTATTTTTAGAAATAGTCTGCGATGAACATCCCAATATAACGGAAAACGAATTATTTGAATTACTAAAAGATAGGAGAAGATATATTCAAAACCCAAAAGCAATACAAGTTGTTCAGGCACACATTGACAAAGGATATGGAAATTTTATAGCAGATTATAAGCCAGAACAAATAGAGTTTTTAGAAGAATATAATAAATTCGGAAATAGAAAATATCGGTCTATTCTAAGAGAGTACAGAGAAAAGGAGAGCGTATAACATGAAAAAGGTTCTTAGTTCAATAAACAGAGAAAGCGGAGTAGAACTATCGTTTGGCATTAACGAAACCAAACTTAACGGAGAGGAAGTTCAGCGATTTTATTTTAAGACTATCGCTGGTGATGGCAAAGAAACATACTTCGACTTTGAAAATAAGGACGATGCTGCGAATTACATTGAAAATGCTCGTCGTATGTTAGAGGGTTGAGAGAAAACCCATAAAAAATATGTAAAACCCTCTTGACAAAAGGTGCATTTTGTGGTACAATAATGTTGTCAAAGGGGAGCGGCTAAATCCTAAGACATATATTGAATCGACTATATTTATTTTCATTTAGATTTTCGCCGATTCTCTGTTGTTATAAAGACGCTTACAGCAATTAAAAAACATCAGTCATTTAATCCGACAACGTTTTTTGCGTCTTGCGTTTATGGAACACGCCAATATGGTATCGGCACACTCCTTATAAGGGTGAGATAGTAGCGTTCGAGTCGCACGTTCCATACCAAGCTATCCCAAAATGTGAGGACAAACGGTAATTTGATTGTTATGCCATTAGCAATTATAGTTCAAGAACAAATTGGAATAGCATACATACATGACATATTTGTGACTATAGTTCTCAATCTTTTTGCTTTATTGTAAAATTGAATCATCATGTTTAAGGTTTTTTTATCCTCTACTGAATAATAGTTCGCAATCTCTGTTATGTTTTGATATATAGGGGTAGGGAAGTAGACAAACCCGACTGTCCAATATATGAGCCGTTCGATAATAACCGTCTTTCTTTATTTCTGGTCTTAGAAAACGCTTTTGGTAAAAGCTGTGTACTCTACCTTTATCGGTGAACAAGTAGTTCGGATACTTATCGGCTCTGACAGCAATTTCTATATGGGCCAAAACAGTTGCTTAATGCTACGATAGTGCAAATCTATCCCCCTATGCCAATTCCTAAAGCCGACTGTGTACGAGGGCTATAAGATGTCCTGTCGGCAGGGCGCATTCCTGCGAAATGGGAAGACTAACCGAATCTGCAAGCAAAGGTGACAGCAGGATAGACTGTCTTTGTCTGTACCGCACTGTTGTATGGTGTTGCGATGCCGCTCGACAGATGTGAGCAACGCAGACAAAGTTTATATGCGGGATTCGTATAACGGCAAGTACGGCTGACTTCCAATCAGCAAATGACGGTTCGATTCCGTTATTCCGCTCCACACGAGAAATGGTGCAACGGATAGCACGCTGCTTGACAAAAAGCTATCTTTTATTGGTAGATGCAGCAATCTATAATGTCTCAGGAGGCAGCGATAGTAGTTCGACTCTACTTTTCTCGTCTATACATACTTCAAGTAATTTTCCTTGAAGTGGTTGCTATTACAATGCAACTTTTGCCGTCGTGTTGTGTGCTTAAACATAGCGGCTCCTTTCTGGGAGGACTGTAAAGACAGCTCGTTGCGGTCATACCGCGATTCTCCCACCAAGCCACACTTAGCTCAGTCGGTAGAGCAACGATAAAAATGCGTCGAATTGGCGCAATCAGCAATTTATAATTGTTTAGGCTTGTAACCCGTGGGTCGGCGGTTCGAGTCCGTCAGTGTGGCCCTACATAATGAAGTATTATAAAGACGCTTACAGCAATTAAAAAGATGCAGCTATGGAAGCACATTCTAATAGCGTCTGTTTTGGGGGTCATAGCATAACGGATAGTGCAAAAGACTTCTAATCTTTGAATCGGAGTTCGATTCTTCGTGGCCCTATTGAAAAGCTGGCAAAGGCCAGCTAATTTTTTAGGCAGAACTAAATAGTATTAAAATATAAATTGGTGATTAAGATGAATACTATTATCATAGCAGCTTTCCCGTTATGCGGAAAAACTTGGTGTCATGACTATTCATGTACACTTGATAGAACGTCTTTGGATTTGGATAGTGAAAAATATCGTTGGAAAACTATATATGTTAATTTTACACCACCTTCTAAAATAGAAGACCCTGATTTCCCAGAAAACTATATTCAAAAAATAAAAGACAATATCGGAAAATACGATTACATTTTCATAAGCACCGATGAAGGCGTGCTCGAAGCAATGGATAAAGAGAATATGGATTATGTTTTAGTATACCCAGAAAGAAAATTGATTGAAGAATGGGTCGGAAGATGTTGGATTAGAAAAAAGAAGCGCGGCGGCTTATTTGAGACAGAAGAACTTTATACAATGTGGAAAGCATGGATTGACTGCTTGGAGAAACGCTCTAAAGAGCATAAAACTTACAGATTAAAGGCAGGGCAACACTTGGCTAACGTCATTTTCAAAATTGAGAAAGACATGGAGGTAAAGTATGAACTTAATTCAGACAAATAAAAAGAAAGTCTACAACGTTCTTGATGTTTCAAAATATCAGGGCAATGTTGACTATGAAAAAGTAAAGGCGAGCGGTAATGTCAATTTTGTTATTGCGCGTTCCGTTTCAACTTCTAAAGGAGAAAAGTATATTGACCCAAAGTGGGAACGAAATTATTCAGAATGTAAGCGAGTGGGACTTCCTATTGGAACATACTTTTATAGTGTTGCAAAAAACTGGGAGGAATTTAGCGGAGAGATTGATTTATGCTTTGAAGCGCTAAATTCTAAAACATTAGAATTGCCTCTCGCTATGGATATAGAATCCGAAAGTTGTGCTTCTATTGGGAAAGACGGATTGACAGCGATGATTTTGCAGGGCAAATCAAAGATAGAAGACAAGTGCTTTTATCCGATGTTGTATTCTGGATTGAATTATTCACAGAATTACATCGACATGAATAAAATTGAAGAAGCTGGACTTGATTTTTGGCTTGCAGCATATCGCAAGACAGAACCCGATTTGGAACATACGATGTGGCAATATACATCACAGGGAAGTGTTGAAGGTGTTTCTGGGGATTGCGATTTGAGTTATTGCTATACAAATTATCCGCAAATCGTAAGATGGATGACCGCTGTGTATCAAATCAAAAGAATATTTAATGGATTATGATTATGAATGAGAACGCTTTTCCAAATGAGAATGTTTTACTAAGTGATGAAATAAAAGGCGAGTTTATAAATCTTTGGATAGCAAATGATTGCTTTCCTTATGTTTTAGGAAATAACGTATTGTTTGATACGGAATTATTTCTTCGAGTCATGGAACTAACCGTCAAAAAGGTCAAAGAGGAAGACGAAAGAAATAACTCGTTTCATATACGATATTCTTGGACTTATAGGGGAGAGATTATTTTTATTTGCGATTCAAAGACAGCGATTCCGAATTATGACTTGCCCACATTGACTGCGTTTGTAACTGTTATATTCAATAGAGTTCTAAGAGATGAAGTTACGAGTTATTTTGCTATGTATACAGAGAACTCTGATAAGACACAAAGGTATACAGATTATCAGAATGCAATAAATAGCGATTTGTATTTTGTAGGAACTGCGGATATTTTAAGTCTAAATGCAATTATAGCAAGAATGGTAAGCGAAGAAAAAGTGTTGTACAATGACACATATAAGTGGCTTGAACAAACGCATGATAAAGAATATATAAACAATGTTGAAATCAAAAAACCACAGGTACTTTATGGGACTGGATTTGCTTGTAATTATTTTGCCCACCATGAGGAAAAAAAGTTTTGGAGTTCTGAATTTGAAAAGTATCTGAAAGGAAGTTTACAATGAGATTTTTCGCGGAGTTCGATGGAGATAAAAAGGTTTATGAGAAAGCCATAATAAGGGATATGCCAATAATAAACAATGCGATAGCGAATACGACGAAGGAGTTGGCGAGAGAAAACCGTTTTGTATGGGGTATGGGTACAAGTATATATGTGTATTCTAATAACCCACATTTTGGGTGCTATCGCTATGACGATTTGCTAAACTACACAAGTCGTGTTACATTGTGGTTTAATAAGTGGTTGAATTTTCTATCACGCAAGAACGATATTTGCGATTGTGTCATAAGAAATGTTGGCTTTACTTTTAGAGCGGATATGATGGACGAATCAAAAGATATTCCTTTTGAAAGAAGGGCAAAATTTATAATCGCATCACAGGCTTCTGAGAGCGCCTTTTATAAGGAAAACAAACCTTTATTTAGAACAGATTACCCTAAATATCAATCCTCAACCGTGAATGGGAATTTGTATTTGGATGGAAAAATGTGTATGTGCCCAATTTTTGATGAACAAAGTCTCAAAAATTTTATGGAACCCGCTTGACATTTTGGGAGACAAATGGTATACTATAAACACGATAAGCATTTTAATAATATAAAAGTATAATTTAAGGAGTAAAGTTATGAAAATCGTTAGTTATCCCGACCACCGTTGTACGGTAGCTATTGGCAGCTTTAGCACAAAGTCTTTTTGCGGTGATACCGATTTGATGTATTCTCGAAAGATTAAGACTTCGACTGTTTGTCATCCTGATGACACTTACGATGAAAAGCTTGGCGTTGAAATTGCAAAGCGCAAGTATGCAATTAAGGAACGCAGAGTAAAGCGTGATTACCATGAGTCTCAGATGAGGGAATATATGGCAAAAGCAGAGCGTTATAAGCATCTCGTTGAAGAAGAAAAGAAGATTATTTCCAATCATGATGTAAAGATTGCTGAAATGCAGAGCAACTTGGAAAAATTTATTGGTGACAGCCTCTGCTGTTCTGACCCAAGCCAGAGCTAAAAGCGATGGGCAAGAGAGTTCCTGCGGAAGAACGGATAGGAGAACAATCTGTAAGCAACAAACAACGGCTAAAAATGACAGTTATTGCTTACAGAAATGCTGCTGATATTGACGTTAAGTTTGAAAATGGAAATGTCAGGCACGGTGTTTCCTATGAGGCATTTCAGAAAGGCGAAGTTCAAGATTTGTATTTTAGAAGCCCCAGACATGGTGGATATATGGGTGAAGGAGAGTTCACAAAACGAAACGGCCCGTATTCGGTCTGGAATGGGATGATGGAAAGGTGCTATTTTCCAAAAGAAAGTGAGACACTTGCTTATGCAGGATGTGTTGTTTGCGAGGAGTGGCATTGTTATCAGAACTTTGCCAAGTGGTATTCTGAAAATTACTATACTGTTGAAAATGAGCCGATGAACATAGATAAAGATTTGCTGGTTCATGGAAACAGGGAATATTCACCAGAAAAATGTTTGATAGTGCCGCAAATGATAAATTCTTTTATTATAAAGCCAACACACAGAAAACAGGATGTTCCAATAGGAGTTGTAAAAAGAAAATATTCTTATGAAGCAAAGCTTAGATGGTATGGGGAGTATGTCTATATAGGAAACTATGACACACCAGATAAAGCGTTTGCTGCTTATAAGCAGGAAAAAGAAAACAGGATAAAAATGCTTGCAGACATATATAGAGATAAGATACCTAATAAGGTATATGAAGCGCTTATAAATTATAGAGTTTCGATAACTGATTAAGGAGTGATTACATGGCTTTCCAAAAAGCTGTTAGAGAAAAATTGTGGGCCAAGGTTTTACTTGCAGGGCCAAGTGGGAGCGGTAAGACTTATTCGGCCTTGCGACTTGCAAAAGGTCTAAGCCAAAAAACTGGTGGAGCTGGCGTGGCATATATTGATACCGAAGCTGGACGTGCAAATTATTATGCAGACCAGTTCGATTTTGACACAATGATTTTGCAGGAGCCTTATACACCAGAAAAGTATATTGATGCGATTGATGAAGCTGTTGCTGCTGGGTACAAAGTTGTCTGTATAGACAGTCTGACACATGAATGGTTGTTTTTGAATGAAACTCATAGTAAAATGCCCGGGAACAGCTTTCAAACGTGGGGGCCGCTAAAGGCACGTCATAAGCTACTAATGGAAAAAATCTTGCAAGCTCCGATTCACATTATTGCAACTGCTCGTGGCAAGGATGCTTATGTGCTTGAAACGAACGAAAAGGGTAAACAAACGCCCAAAAAAGTCGGTGAGGGAATCGACGGAGACAAGCAACTTGAATATAATTATACTTGTACTTTCCAGCTTTCTCAAGATACCCATGTGGCAAGCGTGACAAAAGATAACACTCATATCTTTGAAGGAAGATTTGATAAGCTGACAGAAAATGATGGTGTTCTTCTTTACAACTGGTGTAATAGCGGAGCAACGCCCAAGCCTCGAATGACTACCGTGGACGAGAATAAGGCTTCCACTTCCAACCTCACCCCAGAAGCGCCAATCGAGCTTAGTTATCCAAGCGAACTTCCTGATGCTATCGCAAATATTGGGAGACTTGCAAAGCAGCTCGCGGCTAATGGCGTAACAAGAAATGAGATTTCAAGCGCGATTTCTAAGTTTAACATTGTGGATGGAAAGCCAAGCGCAAATTATAACGCAATTACTGAAATTGATGTAGCAAGGAATGTTCTCGATGCGCTTTCGAGCATTTCAAAGTAAATAAATAGGAGAAAATAATATATGAATAGTAATAATACTGTTATAGTAATGGGGCGTTTGGTTCGCGACCCCGAAATCACTACCGCAAATACTGGTATGTCGATTATGAATTTTAGTATCGCGCAAAATCGCGCCAAGAAAGATGCAAGCGGAGCGGACGTGACTGATTACTTCCGCTGTGTGGCGTTTGGAAAGACGGCAGAGCATATCGCGAAGTGGTTTCATAAGGGCGAGCGTATTCTTGTTGGAGGCCATTTGCAAATGTCAACATATAATGACGCGAAGAATCCAAACGCAGATGGAACGCCTCGACGTGTTGAACGGACTGAAATTATTGTTGATAATGTAAATTTCGTTGAGCCATCTAACAAGAGCGGAACGGCTACTTCGGCAGCTACTCCTAATGTATCGGCTCCTTCGTATAGCCGTAACACAAACTACACGCCTGTGGACGATGCGTCAGATTTGCCGTTCTAAATAATATATAACACCTCAAAACAACATTGATGTATTTCATGCGCCGACACTCTTATACTCATACTCCTATCGGTGCATGATTTATAAAAATAAAAGTCAGTGCGTTTGCACTGGCCAACTAATATTCTAAAATAAAAAAGCTGGATGGGGTGGGGTGAAAGCCCCACCTTGTTTTCATATAAAGAGGTGAGATAATGAAGTGAATAGCTATTCTTATAGCAGATTAAAAGCATTTAAGCAGTGTCCTTATTGCTATTGGTTGCATTATCTAAATCGTTCGATGAAAGATAAAGAACAAGGGCATGGGGTAAGCGAATTTGGAACCTTATGCCATGAAGTTCTTGAAAAATATGGTCGTGGAGAACTTGCAGAATGGGAATTACTTGATGAATACAAAGAACTATATCCGCAAATAGTAGTTGATGATTCTGTACTTTGGATGAGTGAAGATTTTACAAAAGATATGGGGCCGAAATACTATGAGGACGGAGAAAAGTTTTTTACTGGATTTGGCGGCTTTGATTTCAACTTCGTCGAAGTAGAATTGCCATTTGAAGTACAATACCATGATTTTTTGTTAAACGGGAGAATAGACTGCATAGCAGAAGATTATAATGAGAAAAAGTTGCTCATTGATTACAAGTCAAAGGGAAATTGGAAAAATAAAGCCGAAAGACTTGAATATGAAAAACAATTATATATATATGCTTATGCTCTAAAGAAAATACATGGATACTACCCTGATAAAATGGCGTTTTTCCATTTTAGAACAAATAAATGGACATGGACGAATTTTGATGAAGTGAAGTTGGGTTTAACTTTGAAATGGGCTGAAAAAACCGTTAAAGAAATAGAAGCGGCCAAAACCTATCCTGCGATTGTAAAAACCAATGAAGGTAAATTTGATTTTTATTGCTGGAATTTTTGTCCATATAGGGATTGTTGTAAATACAAAATGGAAATGCAAGGAGCGTAATTATGAAAATTTATACTATGTGTTATAGATGTCGTAAAATGATTACGATTGACAACGATTGTAAAATAGATGTTATAGTTCCAGGAAGAACTAAAGGGCTGAATCTCGAAGATATAGAACTTGACGATGAAATTGTGCTATGCCCTAATTGCAAGTTACAATTTGAGAAATGGCTTGATTTAAGAGGCGATAGTTGTGTAAGCGATAAGGTTTGTGATTAAATAAAAAGGGGGATTATATGTCCGACCTTTACGAAAAGATAAAAGAAGCCAAAGAAGCTCTTGGTAACAAACAAGCTGAGATAATTGCGGAAGGATACCCCTTAGAAGCATGGGATGAGTCCAAAGGCTCTGCTAAAAGTATATTTAATCCCAACGACAATACTCCATCCATGATGTGGAACAAAAAAGAGTATTATTTCAAAGATTTTTCAACGGGAAAGACCTATGGAATAATAGATTTTTATATGCAAAAGTATGGAGACACGTTTACTAAGGCTGCTAAAAGACTATTTCAAGAGGCTAACATTGAGTATTCGTCTGACCTGTTGGATTTCTCTCAAACACAAGAGAATAAGGACTTTTTTAGAAATTATAGATACCCGCGAGAAGAACCACAGGCGAATGATGCTGTAATCGAATATATGGCTAAACGTGGAATATCAGAGGAAACGTGTAGATATGTTGGGTTGGGCGTTGGATATAATAATGCTGTTGCTTATCAGTTTAGAAATCATGACGGAAAGATTGTCCAAGTAAAATATAGACCATCTCATGCAATTAGAAAAGGAGAATCAAAATATTATTATCAAAGAGATGCCGATAGTTGCCCTATTCTTTTTAACATCGACAAAATTGATATAACAAAAACTCTTTGTATTTGCGAGGGAATGAATGACGCAATGGCAATTATAGAAGCTGGTTTTGTCAATGTTGTCAGTATTCCAAGCGGAGCAGAAGATGATAATTGGATAAATTTCAATTATGAATTTTTAGACCAATTTGAAGATATTGTACTATGGTATGATAACGACAATGCTGGTGAAATCGGCATAAAGAAAGTAATCCCTCGTTTGGGGGAATATCGTGTTAGAATTGCAAAACCAACAGAAGAAGACGAAGCTGCCGTTGAAAAATATTATAAGGATATTACTAAAAAAGATAATCTAAGCATTAGGAAAACGGATGCCAATAATGTGCTTCTCGGTTGTGGCAAGGCAAGAGTTTTGGCGATTATCAATCAGGCAGAAGAAGTACCGTTGGAATCCGTTGTAGACCTTATGGATGCGGAGCCATTTGATATAAGTACAGTAAACTATATTCCGAGCGGACTATCATCTCTTGACAGAGAGATATATGGTTATATAAATGGCACTTTTTCGATTTTTACAGCATATGCAGGATGTGGGAAAACGACACTTTTGTCGCAATCGTGTGTCTTGGAGACAATAGATAAGGGAGAACCAGTATTTTGGTACAACGCTGAAAGCAGCACTGCAAGTATGCTTTCTTGGATTTTACAACAGGCTGCTTCAAGAAAACACTGCGTCGAGTATACTAATGCCAACGGGTTCAAGTATTATAAGCCAACACCACAAGCAACAGAAGCTATAAAAAGGTATTATGCCAAGAAAATATACGTTTATGATAATTTGTTGCTTAGTAGTCCAGACCAAGTTCTTGAAAAGATGAAATCAATTTACAGAAAAAGAGGCGTAAAAGTTTTCATTCTTGATAATTGGATGTGTCTAAACTTTAGGGGTGTTTCTGAAACTGATATAGCTGGCGTACAAGTTGAGTTTCTGAATAAATTGATACATTTTACAAAACAAAATGGAATGATTGTTTCCCTTGTGGCACATCCCAAAAAACCATCAATACAAGAGCCATTAAATATGTATAGTCTTCTTGGGTCAAGTAACATCACAAACCTTGCGGATAGAATATACGGACTTGAAAAGATAATATCGCCAGAACTAAGAGACCAAGGATACGATAGGCAACTGACTGTATTCAAAGATAGAGTTCTTGGAGTTCAGGGCGCAAAAGTCGGTTTAAGATATGATAGAGTAACAAGAAGGTTATATTCTGATTCTGATGATAGAGATAAATCTTATTCATGGGATGATGGCTCGATAAAGTATAGCAGTCCGAACTTTGGCTCAAACGGTATTCTTGTCGGAGATAGAATCTTGGATTTTGATAGAAAAAATGAGAACGACGTACCATATTAAACGGGCTTTGCCCGTGTACATAAAAAGGAGGCAAAGTATGACGAATTATGTGCAAACCCATATACATTCTGATATTTCATTATTAGATTCATGTACGAAGTTCCAAGATTATGTACAACGCGCTGTGGAGTTGGGACAAACAGCTCTTGCAAGTACAGAACATGGTGTAATTTATAATTGGGTGGAAAAAAAGAACATTTGCAATGCTGCGGGATTAAAGTACATTCACGGAGTAGAGTGTTATTTAACTGAAAAACTAAAACATACGAAGTTGGATGGCTCTACTTTTAAGATTAGGGACAATTACCATACAATTCTCTTAGCAAAAAATCAAGAGGGAATAAAAGAATTAAATTCTATTGTATCCAAATCCTCTTTAGATTCGCACTTTTATTATAAACCGCGAATTAGTTTTGATGAGTTTTTGCAGTTATCCGACAATATAATTACTACATCTGCGTGTTTAGCATCAAGTATTAACCTTGATAATTTTAATAAAACGGGGCAAGAAATACTTGAGCAATGTGGTGAAAATGCTTATAGAGAACATCTTGCATGGTATGAAAAGCTGTGCCAAAGATATGATTTTTTTGAGGTTCAGCCACATTATATGAGCCAAGAACAAGCGGCTTTTAATGAATATTTGCTTTCACTTGCAAAAAAATATCAAAAGCCAATTATTTGTGGTTGTGATGTACACAGTATCAATAATTATAAGGCTGAGTGCCGCAAAATATTCAAAGAGTATAAAAAAATTGAATATTTATCAGAAGATGATTTCGATTTAACATATCATAGTTATGATGAAATTTATGATATGTTAAAACGACAAAACGTGTTGTCGGACGCACAAATTGAAGAAGCGTTGCATAACACATTGGTTGTTGCAGATTCCGTTAATGACCCCGACCTTGACAGAACAACAAAATATCCAGACATGGGCGATGGAGCAGAGGATAAATTCGTTAATCGTGTTTGGTCTATGTTTAATAAAAAAATAGACGACGGCGTTATTCCAACATCGCAAAAAGCGGCTTTTGAAACAAAGCTTGATGAAGAAATTCGTGTGTTTAAGAAAGTAAATATGTGTACTTTTATGCTATCAATGTCGGAAATTATTGGGTGGTGCAAAGCCAACGGAATTGCAGTTGGGCCAAGTCGAGGAAGTTGCGGAGGCTCTTGCGTGGCGTATGTTACTGACATAACGGACTTGAATCCCGTCCGATGGAACACTGTGTTTTCACGCTTTTGCAATGAAAACAGGGTCGAAATTGGAGACATTGATGTTGATATTTACGAAGATGATAGGCCGATTGTATATCAACATATAATTGATACATTTGGCAAAGAGAAAACGGCTTATGTTCTTGCCCTTGGCACAATAGCAGAAAAAGGAACCATTGATGTTATTGGTGGAGCATTGGCAAAAAGATGGGAGAAAGACCATCCAGATGACGAGCAAAATCCATATTCTTTAAGTATTATTGCTAAAATAAAAAAGGAATATGATAACAACCCTAAAGGCTGCAAAGAAAAATATCCTGATATTTTTTATTATTTTGAAGGGTTGGTTGGGACGTACCAGTCGCAATCTATGCACCCCGCTGGCATGATAATTTCCCCTGTTACTTTAGCTGATAATTATGGCACTTTTGTAAAAGACGATATGCAAATACTTTGTCTTGATATGGACAATTCGCATGATGTTGGATTGGCAAAATATGATATTCTTGGGTAAAACTTTGCCCAAGTAAAACGGGGTTATATGCTGGGAAATCCTTAGAGCTTTTGGAGCCAAAGTGCAAAAGACCAAAAGATTGGATAATCAGCAGGGAAGCGTAAGCGCCCTCAACGACTATGAGAATATCTCAATTATATTTAAGCGATTATATATAATAACCCCCGTAAAGCAAAAGCTGAATGATATAGTCTGGACTTCTATCGAAAGGTAGAGAGCCAAGCAGAAATGACTTGGCAACTGCGTTATAAATTACTTGTAGTGGAGGTGGTCTTATAAGTAAAAAGAAAATTACAAAAGAAGTGTTTGTTAATGAAATTAGAAGGCTCTATAATATATACGGAAATGTTAATGTGCATATTTGGAATGAACATAGTGAAATTGAAGGGAACTTCCAATGCTATTGCCATCGTTTTGGTGGACTCCGTAATATAATGAATGAGTTAGGATTACAGCATTTACAATACAATCAGAAGACCAAGGAAGAAATCATTCGCCGCTGTCATATTGCATTAGAAAAAGAGGGCAAGTTAAGAAGCGAAATACTTGATAAATATGGAGTATCGGGCTGTGTTGTCAAAAGACTGTTTGGCTCATATCAAAATATGTATAAAGAAATTGGATACGAGAGCGGCTTTCATCGGAATGTTGAATTTAATGATGTAGAACAAGATATACTTAAAGTTACTCGTGAACACAATAGTATATCAAGTCTAACATATAGAAAATACGGTAAATATTCGACTACAATCACTGATAGATTCGGTGGGTGGTGCGCGGTGCTACGCAGAATTGGAATAGAACCAATAGAGCCTAAAGTTGGGAAAGAAGAAATCGACAAACAAATTTATGATGTAATTAACGAGTATGGGTATTTATCAAATAACTTGATAGAAAATAATTGTTCGTTTTCGTTGCAAGCGCTAATGTGGTATTACGGAAGCGTTGATAAACTTGCAAAACATTATAATACAGAGTATTATTCCAGTGTTAGAATGAGCAGTGGAGCCAAAACCGTTTATCAAAAGTTAGTTGATAAGTATGGAGAAGATAATGTTGAAACAGAAAAAACTTGGCCGTGGTTGCGAAATATAACAGGAAAACATTTGTATTGCGATTTTTATATACCTCAAATCAATACTGCTATAGAGTATGATGGAGAGCAACACTTCAAGTTTGTTCCAACGATACACAAAACGCAAGAGGCATTTGACGCATTAGTAGCAAGAGATATGTTGAAGAATAAATTGCTACGGGAAAATGGTGTGGCACTTATTAGGATACCATACTCAACAAAAATCGAAAATAGCTTGTTTGATAACTTGTAAAATAACGCAGTTTAACAAAATCGTAAGAAACATTGGAATTATAAAGAAATGCACGGAATATATTGGAACTCATTTTCCAAAGTCTCATGAGATTGACTGGAATGATACAGAGGTTTGGGACAGTATAAAAAAATCTCCAATAGGAATTTTTCAATTTGAAGAAAGTTTTGCCTTTTCCTTGTTAAAGAAATTTGGGACAAATTCGATAGAAGATATGTCGCTTGTTACTGCTTGTATTAGACCGTCTGGTGCAAGTTACCGCGATAATTTAATAGCAAGAATCCCGCATAAAAACCCATCTAAAATTATTGATGATATGCTAAAAGATAATTTGGGTTATCTTGTATATCAAGAAGATACAATTAAATTTTTGCAAGATATTTGTGGATTTAGTGGGAGCGAAGCGGATACGGTTCGACGCGCAATCGGTCACAAAGATGCGAAAAAATTGCAAGAAGCAATCCCCAAAATCCTTGACGGGTATTGTACGAAATCCGATAAGTCTCGTGAAATAGCAGAGCAAGAAGCTAAAGAATTTCTACAAATTATTGAAGATAGTTCATCTTATCAGTTTGGCTATAATCACAGTATAGGTTATTGTTTGCTTGGATATTTGTGCGGATATTATAGGCATTACTATCCATTAGAATTTCTCACGGCTTTTTTTAATTGCTCGAAGACAGAAGAAGATTTCGTCAATGGAGATATTCTTGCAAACGAATTGAAAATTAAAATTCTTCCACCGCGTTTTCGCCACTCAAAGGCCGAATATTTTTATGATAAGGAATTAAACGCTATTTATAAAGGAGTAGGCTCAGTAAAATACCTAAATGGAGCTGTGGCAAATGAGTTGTATAATCTAAAAGATAATGCTTACACAACGTTTGCTGGTTGTCTTATGGATATTTATCATAAAACAACTATTGACTCTCGACAGTTGGATATTCTTGTAAAATTAGATTATTTTAAGGAATTTGGAACACAGAGAGAACTGCTGCAAATTATAAAAGTGTTTAACGAATTTAGGGCTGGCGAAGCCAAACCAGTCAAAAGCATAAAAAAAGACAAGTTTAACAATGATGATATTATGACCGCAATTATTTCTCGCCATGCAATAGGAACGACAAAGGCAGGGAAAGAATCAAAAAACTGGACAATAACAAATTTGGACGGTTTGATTGACGAGTGCGAAGCATATTTACGTCTTCTTAACTTGCCCGATTTACCAATAAAAGACCAAATTGCAAACCAGTTGAAATACACAGGAAATATTTCAATAGTGACAGGAGCACAAAAAGATAGACCAAGAATTATAATAATAGATAAACGTATATTAAAATCAAAGGAAAGCAACCAGCCTTGGGCTTGTGCCATAACAGGGCAGTCCATCGGAAGCGGAAAGCGTTCTGAGTATACAATACCTTATGAATTATACAAACGCCAGCCTTTTAAGAATAGTGAAGATGACATTAGCATTATCCGCATATTAGATTGGTACAAAAACAAAAAAGGATATTTTTGTATAAAAAAGTACGAACTTGAAATATGAAATTTGATAAAAGACTGGACAAATGTCAATATTTGTGGTATAATATAACAAACAATGCGGGTTTGACCCGCTTACATAGCCTGAAAAGGCATATAAAAATAACATAACAACGTAAATAAAAATGTCACAAAAGGAGAATTTTGTAATGTACGGGTCTGAACTCGTTGGCAAGCACGTTAAGATTGACGTAGATGGAATTATGGCGCGAAAAGGGTGTTCAAAGAAGTTTGTAAAATTTCTAAAGAAAAATAAAAACACCATTTTCACTGTTGTTGATTCCGACATTAAAACTAAAATCACGGGAATTATTTATCAAGTGCAATTTCAAGACACTGGCGAAGTCCCAATTTGGCTATTCTATGAAGGCGATTTGGTTGAGGTGGAAGAATGACTGACAAAGCGGTTATAATTATAAACGGCTATCCTCGGTCTGGAAAAGATACGTTTGTTTCGTATTGTGCAGAGTGCAATACCGCAAAAGTCAATAAGATACGAGTTAATAATCTTTCTACGATTGACTTTATAAAGAACATCGCGGAGCAATTAGGGTGGAATGGAGAAAAAAATCCTAAAAGCCGAAAGTTTCTGTCTGATTTGAAGAAGTTGTCTGCCGATTTTAATGACTTTCCTTGCCAACATACAGTAGACTCTATTGTTAGTTGTGATGATTACGAACGTTCAGAGGGCTTGGATGATTCGCCAAATTGGTGGTTTATAAATTGTAGGGAGCCAGAAGAAATTGGAAAGCTTGTCGATGATTTTACGGCTCTTTGCTATCCCGTAAAAACTGTGTTTATAGAACGAAACGACCATGAAACACCAAATTGCGATAGTGACAGCAGGGTAAAAGAATTTGGCTACAATTATATTATTGAAAACAACAAAGATTTGTATACGTTGAAAGATAGCGCAGAAACATTTATGGAAAATATGCTTGAAGATGTTAGAAAATTTTACAGAAGTGAGGATATTGAAAGTGAAAGGGATTAAATTTGAAAAGGTTCCGTTTGAACAGTTTTACAATGATTTGAAAAGATGTTTTCCAGATACGGAATTTAACAGCGAAGAAGTAAAAGTTGTTTATGATAGTATTGAATTGCCGAAACGCTCTACGGTTGGCTCTGCTGGGTATGATTTTCACACCCCGATTGGCTTTGAACTTAGCGGAAGCGCGAGCATCAGTTTCCCCACAGGAATCAGATGCAAAATGCCAGATGATGTAGTGCTAATGCTTTATCCTCGTTCTGGTCTTGGAACTAAATATAGCATGAGATTGGCAAACACTACGGGAGTAATTGATTCATCATATTATGGCGCTGATAACTACGGTCATATCATGGCAACGATTGAAATTCCTAAAGGGAACATGAAAATTTGTACTGGTGATAGATTTATGCAAGGCGTTTTCGTGAATTATCTTACAACAGAAGATGATGAAGTGACTGAAAAGCGTACTGGCGGTTTTGGAAGTACGGGGGCGTGACATGAATAAAATTACGCAAGAACAGGTGGATAAAATTTATGATGAGGCAATCAAACAAACGTTTGATGTGTTTGGAAAATGCCTTATCATGGCTTGCAAATTGAGCAATGGCTTTGTAATTGTTGAATCTTCTGCTTGTGTTGACCCTCAAAATTTTTCTTTTGATATTGGGAGAAAGATTTGCGAAGAACGCATTAAAAATAAAATCTGGGAACTTGAAGGGTACGCTTTGCAGAAGTTTGGAGAAAGCAATAATGCGGAAAAAGCTCCTGATATTCCAATGACGGAAGGACAGAAAAAAATGTCTGAGGAACTTGCCGAGTATTTTGGGAAAGCGATAGAAAAATACGCGAATGACAAAGGTATGGCTATTAGTGATGTCGAAGAAGTTTTTAAGACCATCGGAGAATGAAAATGTCTAAAAAATTATATATTAGTGATTTGCATTTTGGTCACGAAAATATTATAAAATTCGATGGTAGACCATTCAAAAATGTAGAGGAAATGGAAGACGCTCTCGTAGAACGATGGAACTCTGTTGTTGGCAATGGCGATACGGTTTATATCTTAGGAGATTTTTGCTGGTCTGCTAAAACATCAGAGTGGGTTAGACTATGTAATAGATTAAAGGGTTCCAAACAACTTATACTCGGAAATCACGATGTGCCACGTTTAAGAGAAGAAGCAAGAAATAAATTCACCGATATTAAGGATTTCAAAGAAATCATGGATGGAAGCAGAACAGTAATTATGTCTCATTATCCGATGCCATTTTATCGTCATGATTATTCCAAAAATGTGTATATGATGTACGGCCACGTTCATTGCACAAAAGAAGATGACGCAATAAACTCAATCAGGGAAAGTCTTTGGCGAGTTTATGACGAATCAAAAGTATGTAACCGAGGAAACCTAATCAACGTGGGTTGCATGAAATATTATATGGATTATACTCCAAGAACATTGGATTATCTAATTAAAGTTTTGGAAAAGGAAAGGAAAACCTATCTTGAAGCTATTGGGGAATAATTGGGATGATTTTCTGCAACCTGAAAGTCAAAAGCCGTATTATCAAGGATTAAAAAACTTTGTAACAACAGAATATAAAACAACAACAGTGTATCCAGCAGCCAACAATGTATTTAAGGCTTTTGAACTTACTCCACCTGAATGTATTAAGGTTGTTATTGTCGGGCAAGATGCTTATATCAACGAAAATCAAGCAACTGGATTAGCTTTTGCTGTTCCAAATTGGGTTCCAGCACCTCCTTCCCTTAGAAATATCAGGAAGGAACTCGACAGCGAGAATGTATACCGTGAAAAATGGTCGGACGATTTGGTAAATTGGGCTAAAAATGGTGTGTTCCTTCTAAATAGAACTCTTACCGTTAGAGCAGGGCAAAGTTTATCGCATTATGGTCATGGTTGGGAAACTTTCACTTTAGATGTAGTTAGATATATCGAAAAGAACTGCAAACAACCTATCGTTTATATGTTGTGGGGTAATAACGCGAGAGAAATTAAGTCAGAAATAAAACAAAAGAATAGGCTTGTTTTAGAATCGGCACATCCTTCTCCGTTGTCTGCAAATCGCGGTTTCTTTGGAAACAAACACTTTGAAAAAGCTAATCAGTTTTTGACGTTAAACGACGTAAAACCTATTTATTGGTGAGATGGCAAAATGAAGAATTATATTGAACTTAATACAGAAGATTTGAAGAAGTTAATAGCAAAGGAATATAAAGTGCCAGTAGATGTTGTGAGTCTTAAAACCTATTATGTAAATCAATATGATGTGGGACACGGAGCCATTATTCATGTAAGTTTGATTCCAAAAGTTTCTAAAGGGGTCGGTAACGATGAAAATGGTTTGTATACTTAATGAAAGAGAGATACAAGAGGTCATTGCAAAAAAATATCGCGTTATGTGGGAAGATGTAGTCTTATATAACGGAGATACTTCTCCAATTAAATGTATTATAAATAGAACGAAGGTATCTATTATGAGAAAGTGGATTGAACTTGAAGAAAAAGACTTGAAAGAGATTATATCCGCTGCTTATGGAGTTCCTAAAAACGCCATCAGCTTTGGAAGGGTAACGAGCGATAGGAATGGTGTTAATTTTAATTGTACCATTGAAACAAATAACCTCGAAGGCTTTGACCCGCCTCGGTTGACATAGAGGTGGAAAGGAGTGAATTAAATGGAACCAACAGAACGTGAATGGAAAGAACTTGTCCAACAGCTAAAACAAATAAACAAAACGCTTAGTAGCCTCGAAGAAGACATACACATAGACATAGACGATGGCAGCGATGAGCATTATCTTAATACATTGCTTGATTGTGAAAATTGTGGTGCGTCACCAATTTTAGAAAAAGCGATTGATACAGATGGCAATATGCTTTATGCTTTTAGGTGTTCTTGCAAAACTACGCTTTTTGTGAGCAAAATAAAAGATGCTGCTAATTGCTGGGCATATGATAAGAAACTTAGAAAGCTGTGTGATTAAATGAGCAAGATTACAAGAAGAAACTTTATTATTGGAGCGGGTATTGCTGGTTTGAGTGTTTTAACATCTCCCATTGCAAACGCAGAAACAACCGCAAATGAAGACATAACCATATGTTCAGCTTTAGGACATAGAATTATATATTTATCAAAAGAAGATTACTGCTTTTGTGAAGACCCATCCGATTTTTTAATATATAATTTTGATAGCATCGAGAAGATTACGAGGTTGATAGGAGATTGGACACAAATAGTCGAATTGAAAGATGCACTTACGAATGAACATTATCGCCTAAACTCAATAGATATGTGGCTTTGGTATGTAAGAGATTATGATAGTCTAATATATAGACTTTCTAATGGAACAGAAATAGAATATCACGGGAATGAGGTAAGATATGGCAATGAACGGAATTATATCGAACGGCTCAATGAAACTTGCGAAAATTTCATTGAATAACCATTTATTCTAAAGAAAAAGAGAAAAGGAGTAAATATTATGTTTAATTGTACAGAACTTTTACAAGCTATTAAATTGGATGAAAGTAGCGCACAGGAATTTATTGATGTGCTAACTAATGCCATTGAAAAGATGGGGACAGGATATAACACGAGAACCATTGATGACGGTGTAGAAGTATACATGGTGGTTTCGGCTGGAAGTGGTTCAAAAGAAATTACCGTAAAGATGTATTATTATGGAAGCATTTGTGTAATTTCGGCAATGGAGGTAAATCTTCCAATGAGTTTTACCGAAGATGAATTTAACGAACATTTCCAGTGTGAGTGTGGCAGTCCCTACTGCAATGTTCCTGACGCGCAAGTAAAGTTGTCGAGCAGTTGCAGTGGTAATAATTGTAAGTGCTGTTCTACTACAACATCCAGCAACAGTTCTTCGTCTTCAAGCAGTAGCAGTTCGTCTGCTGATACAAGCAGTAACGATACTTCTACTAATACTGACACAGACACGGGAGATAGCTCTGATACTAAGGATGACGGTGATACTACTACAGATACTGAGACTGATAACAGTAGTACGGAAACCGATAGCGGCACTTCAACTGAAACAGATATAAATACAGACACAGGCGAAACCACCACTGAAACAGAAACTGATGGTGGTGCAACTGAGAGCACAACGTGATTAAGGGTACTAAAACATGAATAAAGAAGACGTTATGGTGGTTAGACGTAAAAGACCTGAAAATACAGACGATGCTTATATTATAACAGAAAGAAATTTTCTCGAAGCATTGCCGCTTCTTATCCCACAACTGATGAATGATGAGGACTGTGAATTAAAGGTCAAGCGAAAAACCAAACATGGAGAAGTACCTTGTTTCTTTGAGGTAACTGTTTATAATCGTTATGGTGCAAAAGAGCCTACCGAGAATCCACAAGTGTTTAGAGTGGGGCACGATATTGTTTGGGTTAGAAGCCCTGAGTGCTCAAATCCGAATGGTATGTTTTACTTGCCTAAAGGGGAATTTGAACGCCAGTATGATGTGATTGAAAAATAATAAATTGTGAATTAGCAGCGGATAACACTTGACTTATCCGCTGCTTTATGTTATAATAAAGACGAAGTAAAAGATAAAACAATAAGAAGGGTGATACAAGAATGATTTACGGATATTGTAGAACATCACGAAAGCAGCAAAATATTGAACGGCAAATCAGAAATATTAAAAAAGCATATCCCGATGCTGTGATTGTCACTGAGAAAGGTGTAACGGGTACGACAATGAAACGTCCAGAATGGAGCAAGTTGTACCATACTTTAGAAGAAGGAGATACCGTTGTTTTTGACGATGTGTCGCGCTTGGCAAGAAACTGCGAAACTGGATTGACGCTATATAAAGAGCTATGCAATCGCGGAGTTGGTATTGTATTCTTGAAACAACCGCAAATCAACTCAGATGTATTTCTGCGTTCTGTTGATATAATGGAATACCAAGTTAAATTAGCCTTTGAACAGGCAGAGAAAGAAGTCACAGACTTACATCAACGCACTAAAGAAGGTATTGAAACAGCACGTTTGAATGGCAAACAGATAGGACGCAAGGAAGGCTCGAAAATTGAAACCAAAAAGGCCAAAGAGGCAAAGCAGACCATCAAGGATTATTCTAAGGACTTTGGCGGCTATTTGAAAGATACAGAAGTTATGAAGATGCTTAATGTTAGCCGAAACTCGTATTATAAGTATAAGGCAGAACTAAAAGCCGCAAAGGTCGCAACGTGAAATTGGAGGCGCGATATGAACGCATATTATTCCTTTGGATATATTGTTTTAGCCTCTATCTGTTTCACAATGAAAAGTATTCTGATAAAAGAGGGCGGCATAGGTTTTATATTACTTAGCTGTCTGTTTTGTGTTTTAGGATGTCTTGCAATATTTGAATCCGTGTTGCAACTTATTTTGTATTTTATGGGGGGGGGGCGTAATGCAATGGTACAAACACTAATTTTCAACACAAACGGTGTAAGTTTTAGGCGTGGAATCAATTTGGCAGAATATGTTTTGCATGAGAAAGTTCTCAATTATGTTGGAATTAGAAGTTTGCTCATGAATGTATACGATGCTGCATTAAAAGAGTTTGGCTCGTATAATTTTGGAATTTGTCTTCATTTTCACACTTGTTATTTTTATAGAGTCACTTTTGATATACCTTGTTATGTAAATCAAAATGTAAAAATTGAACTTTACTTTTCAGAGTGTGCTTTCAATCGGTGTAACTTGCGCAATCTTGATACAAGTTTGACGAGGATTGAGTTTAACGCTGATTCAAAGTGTATTTTTGAAGAATGTAGTGGAGGGCTAATACGCCATTATTTGTCTTGTCCATCCAAAGGGGCGTTTATTGGTTGGAAGAAAGCTCGCTGTAACAATCACGATGCGCTTGTCGAATTATATGTTCCGAGCGAAGCTAAAAGGACTTCTGGAAATTCATGTAAGTGTAGAGTAGATAAGGCAAAAGTTGTGTCAATTATTGACTTGGAAACGGGATTTGATGAGTTGATTGCCACAAGTGCATTTTGCAAGATGCTTGGCATAGAACCTATAGAATATAAAGTTGGAAAATGGGTTGAAGATTACGGATTTGACAGTGCAGATGATACCATTTGTTCTGGTGGAATACATTTGTTTATAGATAAACAAGCGGCAATGGATTATAAGGTTAGAATGGCTATCAAGCCCATGAGCAGCAAATGGGCTGAAATGAAACGTTAAGCGTCTTTGAAAGGATGAAAAATGACTATAAATCCCTATAAAGAAATAACAGTAGTAAGAAATACAAATGAATTTTGCGCAGTAGCGGCAAAATATGATACCGTTACTATTGATAGGCTGGCAGCAGAAGCATTTAGGTATCCATGCTGTATTATAAAGTATGTCAATGGACAAGTGAAAGTAAACGACCTTAAAACAGTGTCTAATGTTTTACTGGATGTAATCAAAACCGCATTTGACGATAACGATGAAGACCGCGTTAGTCAAAAGGATTTTCTCGAAGCAATAGAACTACTTAGAGCGATTCAACGGATTCAATGGGAGCTAACGAAGCAATGAGAACTGATTATGCTATGCCGCTTAGGAACTGCAAATACCAATTCTGTGAGGTAAGCTACGGAGATGAACAGAATTTCATTGAATGGCTCAATGAAAGATGTGAAGACTTCATCGAAAAACCATTTGTTCTAAAGAAAGAGAACAATGAATTTGGAAGCAAAAAGTACGTTATAGAATTGCCTGATGGCAGTTGGAAACCATTACGCTATGGAATATATGTTGACATGGAATACGCGACATATCCCTTAGATTTTTATTATCCAACCTACCATGAGTTTTGCAAATATTTTTGCGATTTGCATTATGGAACGTGCAAAATTGCTTATTAAATGTAAATGAATCACTTATAGAGGATTGGAATATGAGAAAGTGTGTTCTAAAAGTTAAAGAAACCAACTATATAGAATATAACGGAAGTGACCGTTGCAAATTAGATATAATTACACTTGCGGCTTCTTGTGAGAACATTAAAATTGTTAGTGTTGATGAAGATGGGGATATTCTTTGTTTAGCGGTCGAAAATGGATACGGTAAATTTAATCTGTGGCATTTCTATGGCGGTCATTTCTATGTAAAAGAGCGTATTGATGAATCGGCTGAGAAAATCGTATCGTATTGTCCAACCGATTTTTTGAATAAATATACTATACAGGAAGATAAATAATGATTATAGAACGTAAATGGGCTATGCCTAATAAATGGACTTTTACAATAAAACCCATAGCGGAACTTCTAAAAGAAGAAATAACTGATGGATTATGGGTTGACCCATTTGCAGGAGAACATTCGCCAGCACAAATAACAAATGATTTGAATCCAGAAAGACCGACGAACTATCACATGGACGCTTTAGAATTTCTAAAGATGTTTGGCGATAGTTCTGTTGAAGGAGTTTTATTTGACGCGCCATACTCTCCGCGTCAGGTGAAAGAATGTTATGATAATATTGGTAAAGACTTAAAATGGGACGGTAGAACAACATTTTGGTCTAAAACCAAAGATGAGATTGCTCGTATTATCAAACCCAATGGGAAAGTAATTTGTTTTGGCTGGAACTCTATGGGAATAGGCAAAACTCGTGGTTTTGAAATGACGAGAATTTTGCTTGTTCCTCATGGTGGAAGTAGAAATGATACGATTTGCACTGTCGAGGTAAAATTATAATGGTTGAATATATAGACCGTGACGAACTCTATAGGCGGCTTTACAATATACACGGTAATATCGACAGAATTGATGCGCTGGCAGAAGTAAGAGCCATGCCCACTGCTGATGTTGTACCAGTAATACACGCACATTGGATAAAAGCCAAATCATACGATGAATATCAATGTTCTAACTGTCGGGGTTATGATATGAATTGCAGTGACTATTATAGTACGCATATTGCAAATGAACAGGATTTTTGCCCTTATTGTGGTGCAAAGATGGATGAGGTAATTGTCGATGGCTGAATACATTGATAGGAGCGCAGCAATAGAGTATCTGGAAGCAAATAAGCGCGTATATGAACGGCGTGGGTATCTTTTGGCGGCAGACCATGAGGCCATAATTGAGTTTCTCAATGATAGGCCGTCGGTAGACGTTGCACCTGTGGTACATGCACACTGGATATTTGGCGAGTTTGACGGTGTTGGCTGTGAAGTCAAATGCAGCAACTGCGGTTCGCACGACTTAACGGACGATAGAAAATTGTGGTTGACATACGAAAAACACCAATACTGCGGAAGGTGCGGCGCGAAGATGTATGACAACTAAGAGCACGAAAGTGCGTTTTGACGAAAGTGAGAAAAATCATGAAAAGTAACAGCAATGGGAATAGCGGAATGGGAATTTGCGGTGTGCTGACAGTTATATTTATTGTGTTAAAATGTCTTGGGGTAATTGAATGGTCTTGGGTATGGGTTTTTTCTCCACTATGGATTGAAGCAATTATAATTATCGTAGTGCTTGCAATACTTGAAGTTGTTCTATCAATGTCGAGGATTCATAAATGAAGTTTAAGAATGTTGGTATCTTATGGTTTTTTACTCACATCGAATATTTATTATTATTGATTTCCATTGGAACATTTGCGATTTCTTCGGTGCGTAACAATGACATCTCGTGTATATTACTGGTTGTTTTAATTACTGCTTCAATTTCAACAATTATATATGAACATATTTTTGATGAAGGCTTGGCTGTTAAGCGGCCTTGGTTTGCATACAAAAGTGCTAAAGACGAGATTAAAACGCGGAAGTATATTGCGTTATCATTCGACACGTTTGTATCTATTTATAAACTAATGTGCTATCGCGAAAAAGAAATTAACAAGGCTAATCCATTTGCTACAAACTATAGGTATCCATTTTATAATGAGACAATGATAGTGTTTAGTGACGCGCTGGATTATATAAGATTTATAAAATTTCTACGAACGGAAGCAGAACAGGAAGAAAGGAATAATATAAAATCAAATTACGATATTAAGGCGCTTGCTGAAATAAGTGATGACTTTGAAAATGAAAAGAAACGTCAGATGTCTAAATATAATAACTTGTATCAAGAATTAAAGGTAGGCGAAAGATAATATGGCAAAAGTAAATTTAATCACATACACACCAGAGCCAGAAAAAATTGTGGCAGCAGCAGCAAAACTGTGTTATTCCAATAGCGATGTTGATAAGCTAATGGATGGTCTAACGGAAGATAAAGTAAATTCCTTCTTAGAACATTTAACGAATCTTGGACACCAATCGCCTCTTGAACACGTTTCTTTTACTTTTAGTATTGAAGGTGTCAGCCGTAGTTTTCTTGCTCAGATAACGAGACATAGAGTGGGCTGTGCTTACTCCGTCAGAAGTCAAAGATATTGCTCAATGGCAAATACCGATTGCGTTATACCAGAGCAGGATTACATGGCAGAAAACGGCGTTGACTGGCTGTTTACAGAATCATACAAGAAATCTTTTGAAAGTTATAATTCTCTTGTCGAACATTTAACAAAAATTTATGTTGATTCTGGGATAGCGGAATCTGTGGCTAAAAAGAAAGCGCAAGAGAACGCAAGATATGTTCTTCCAGAGGCTTGCAATACGGCTATGATTGTAACAATGAACGCGAGAGAGCTTCATCATTTTTTTGAACTTCGGTGTTGTAATCGCGCTCAAACTGAAATCCGTGAAGTTGCGGAACAAATGCTTGCTTTGGTGAAGACGATTGCTCCCCATTTGTTTGCCAATGCTGGCCCAAGTTGTGTTAGTGGTGGTTGCGGAGAAGGTTCTATGTCATGCGGAAAGGCCAAAGAAGTCAGGGAAAAGTATTCTAAAATCTATTGACAAAAACACAATTCCGTGCTATACTTGCTCCATAAAACAAAGGAGTTGTTTATATGGAATGGATTTGTGCTTTAGACAGACAACCAGAGAATAAAGGTTGGTATATAGTATTTGCTCCGAGATATTTTAATGCTTCTAAAGAAAAAATTGGCGGCGTTATGTTCTCAAAATGGAATGGCAAAAGTTGGAGTATTGACGTTGGAAGTATCAATCATCCGAGTTTTGTGGATTACTGGATGCAAATTATACAACCGAATGGCTATGCTCGAAAATACAAAATAATTAAGCAGGGTAAGAAATTGCCATTGGTTATTAGATTTGAAACGGAACAAGATTTTTTAGACAGCACTCGCCACTATTCATATTTTACAGAAGAAGCAAAAGATGACTCTGGAAAGTTGTTGGAGACTTTCTTGAAAGGGCATGACCATCTTGTGATATTTTCGGAGTGTTTTTCAAGATGGGCCGATGTTCCAATTTTCGTTTGTGAGAATATGACGTTCCCACAGGTTTATAAACTTGGAGCAACACGAACTGGACATAACTATTATTTTCCTTATGGGGATTGCTATAATGAATGATTTCGAGCCAATATATGATTGCAACCAGTGCCGTTATCTTGTGATTTATAATTGTTTCGATATAGATTTAGCGGCTCCTAAGAAGTATAAATATCAATGTGGTTGCCCGAACAGATACTATTTCTATGGAGAAGAATGGCAACAAGATGCGTTTCATTTTTCGCACAAGCATTGTTCTCAATATAAGCCAAAATAAAACAAGGAGATAAAGGCTAATGGACGAGTTTATTTCTGTTACTGATAGATTGCCAACGGAAAATGGATGGTATTTAGTATATGCGCCAGAATATATTGCTGGCAGTTCTTCTTCCAAAGAAAAAGCCAACGATGTCATGTTTTCAAAATATTATGCTAAATCAGGTTGGTCTGTTGAGACTCCAAGAAATAAGGGGTGCGTCAGATTTTGGATGCCCGTTCCGCAGCCTGAAAAGCTCGCAAAGAAATTTACGGTTATCGAAAAAGGCAAAGGATTACTGCCTTTGATGATTAGATTTGAAACGTATGATGATTTTCTTTCGAGCACTCAGAAATACGATGTATCTCTAAAGGAAGTCATTGGAGATTATGGTATTAAATTTAATCAAATTCCAAATCATGAAGCGTTGCCTATCGCAACGACCTATCAGAGAATTAGAGTCCCAATATATAGTTTAGAGAAAGTCTCTTTTCCTCGCAATTTTGAGCTTAATATGACAATAGAAAATGAACTTTACTATGTGCCAATACTCTCGGTAGAAGAAGGTAAGGAATGGAGGCTAATATAATATGAAATTTACACAAGAATGGATAAGCGTGAAAGACCGCTTGCCCAAAGAGACAGGAAGTTATCTTGTGAATGTTCACGAACGTTGGGAAAATGACGATACTGAGGTAGAAAATAATCTGGTGCTAAAAGCTTGGTATAATCCCACCAAACCTCTATTTTGTCCTGATGAAATAGGTTGGACTTTAATGGATGAGTTTTATCCGTACTCTGATAGGATAAGGGAACACATAACGCATTGGACTACATGGCCTAAGCCAATCGAGGAATACGATGAGTGATTATATTGAACGCGAAAAACTAAAAGAATTATTAAGAAAACGCAGAGACTGGCTCGAAGAACACATTTGTGATGAATACTCAGAAGCTTATCGTGATAGTTGCGATACTGACATAGATTTAGTCGATAAAATTCCTTCTGCTGACGTTGTGCCAGTAAAGCACACCAACCCATATGTGGCGCGAAATTATAGGATGAGTGATAGACAGATGTATATAAAACAATGGTTTTTCATCTTTTTAATAGTATGGGCCATTATCTATTTGGCTGGGAATCATTATGAAACAAAATAAACTATTGGCTGTAGAACAAAAGGAGAAATCTAAAGAATGAAGAAATTGCTTGTCACTCTTGCGATTGTTTTGACTTTTGCTGGTTGCGGCACTGTTTCCACTGAATCAAAGACAAACAATTCTTACACATATTACTATGCTTATATATCAATGCCAGATGGAACCATTGTAGAAGGCAATGTGGAAACGGTGAGAGGACATATCAGCGGGATGGTAAAAGTAGTTATTGATGGCGTAGAGTATATTACAAGCTCTGAAAATGTAGTTCTGGTTAGAAAATAATTTTATAAAATCTGCGAATCACCCTTTAGAAGTCTTGACTTCTAAAGGGTTTTGTGTTATAATTACAACAGATAAAACGAAGTGAGGGCTGACGATGCAAGAGCAAAAAGAACGCAAGATTAAGTGTGAGATATATAGAGATAGTTTTCAAAATTATAAAGGGTATTGTGTTCCGAGAGCACAGTTGGTAATTTGCGACATTCCGTATAACGTAGGCACGCAGTTTTATGGCTCTAACCCAATGTGGTACAATCATGGCGATAGAGTAAACGGAGAAAGTAAACTTGCGGGAAAACAGGCTTTTAATTCCGATATGAATTTCAATTTATATGAGTATTTTCATTTTTGCCATAAGCTGTTGAAAAAGGAAGATACAAAACCGTGCGCTCGTGGACGTTCTTCAAACTCTCCTTGCATGATTGTGTTTTGCTCTTTTGAACAAATTTCAACACTAATTGATGCAGCTAAACAACATGGATTTGTAAATTACATTCCTTTAGTATTTATTAAGAATTATTCTCCACAGGTTCTAAAGGCAAATATGCGGGTTGTCGGAGCGACAGAGTATGCGCTTCTACTTTATCGAGGGAGATTGCCAAAGTTCAGAAATGGTTTGCAAGTCGATGAAAACGGAAAAAACATTCGTGGAACAGGTCATATGGTTTTTAATTGGTTTGAGTGGCAAAAGGATGACGCAAAAATCTATCCCAAAATTCATCCAACGCAGAAACCTGTTGGAGTATTAAAGAAGCTTATTGAGACTTTTACAGACCCATATGATATTGTAATCGACCCTGCTTGTGGCTCTGGAACAACGCTTCGAGCGGCAGCAGAGCTTGGACGAAGTTCTTATGGTTTTGAGATTGATAGAAACTTTTATCAGAGAGCAAGAGATGAAATGCTTAAAGATTATTTGACAATTTAATCTCAAAATGACAAGATATGTGCGAAAATACAAATTTAGATGAACAAGAAAAAGAAACGAACAAAATACGAATTTTATCCAGTAGAAATAAGCGCACCTATGAATGTTTTTAACTTCATAAATCGCGTATTTTCAGATAAAATGAAGAAAAGTCAATATATGATTGTTGAAAACGAAAAAGACGCACTTGTTATAAAGTTCGACTGTTTTCCAAGGGTAATAAGATTCAAACATGGCATGGCTTATTATAGAACTGGCGATTGGACGATAGAAGAACATTATAAAACCGAACCAATGATTCAAAAGATGCTTTGGGAAAATTCTAAAAACGAAAGAGAGGTGAATGAAAAGAAAAATGGAAGAACACATGGTAGAAAAAGTAAACGAGCTTTTAGATAAATACAATGGAGGAACAATTTTCTTTGACGAACTTGATAATGCAATCCGTCTTGATGAAGAAGTAATTGATTCTATATATAAAATGATAGAGCAAGACCATGATTTATCAGAAGTAAAGATTGTAGCATCTGGCAAAACTGGATATAAAATTAGAGAGCTTGGTTATCGAGTCGATTTACTTGTATGTGGTGGGCTGCGAAACGGGGACATTCCAGATGAATATGATTGGCTGATTGATGAGTATTGCGATTATGTGTTTATAGATGATTCTTATTTTCTTGGACGAACCGAGGCAGCGATTGAAGAAATTCTAAGTCACAAAAATGCAGAATTAGTTGATACCTATGTTGCTTACGACGGTTGTATTTGTGAGCGCCCTTGGGTACACTCTTTATATAGATACTACGATTTTTATGATAGGCTTGGAAGAAAGCTGTAAAATAATTAAAGCTTATAATAAATTACTAAAAGGAGAAAAATAAAATGGGTAATGTTTGTATGCCGAAAATGACTTATTTCTTTCTCAGAAAAGAAAATGTCGGAGCGTTTGAAGATTTTTTGAATAGCTGTAATGTTGCTTTTGATTTTAAGACAAGAGATGTTATTGAAGATGGAGTGAATTATGGTGAAGAAGGAAACAAAACGAAGTTTAACTTTGGCGCTTGCTATGTGCATAATCCGATTTCAAAAGACGCAAAGTTGATGGAAATGACTCCCGACCAGTTTGCCCAGTCGTTTGTTACGGTGAACATCAACGAGGGCGGCAATGGCTAACTACAATATGCACCTTTACTTTGAAATCTACAAAGGTAAAGATGACGATAAACACACCGTAGAGAAAAACGTGTTTGATGTAATAACTCTTGATGATTATGTTAGCGCCCAAAGAAAAATAGCGGAGATTATCTCCAAATACAAAAATGAATATGGATTTTACCATAAAGGATACATTTTCTCGACATTTGGTTACATCTGCAAGGGGCATAGAGTGTTAGGAAAAGACTTAAATTGGCTTGCATTTGCAAAAGGCATTAACAGTAAGAGCAAATTGCTATGGTTTCAAAATATGGTCAGCAACTTTGTGTTAGAATTTATACATCTTGCAACAAGCGAAGCGGAAGTGAGCGAAAATGAAAATTGATGTTAATTATGTTATGGAAGTTTCTGGTAAGACGGAAACAGAAATAATTAAAAAAGCAAGAAAAAACAAAAAAACACTTGCAGACTTTTTGGCCTCGTCTTTAATTCAGCAACTTGGTTCTGTCAGCTCTGATGACACAAAGATAACTGTCAGAGGTGTGACGATTAAGCAAAACGGTAAAACTACTAAATGGCCAAACAAAAAAGATGAAGAAGATGAACGTGAGCTTGAAATCCAAATGAGGAATCTCGGATATGATTGTTAAAAAAACTGTCAATTTTTTGTGGCATGACCGTATGATAGTGGTCGAGAAAATAACATCTACAAATAACAAGATTACTACTACTATTCATATAAAAGACTCATATTGCTTTTCATATATAAACGAGATTATCCCAGAAGCATTGACAAGAATTGCTGGATGGTTGTCAGATTTAATTGTGATTAGTGTTGTCGAATCTTATTTTGATACACTCTGTATTGCCAGAATAAAAGAGGGTACAATAGTTTTCAAAGATGCTCGAAAATCGAAATTAGTCAATCTTAAAACGGCAGTTTCACATATTGTGATAAGATTTGACAGGTGTACATTCCGTGCTTGCAAAATCCACAAAAGTTTTTCTTTAATTGGAACAAACAATGTATTTGTCGATACACAAGGAGTTAAAACAGAACATATAAATTGCCCTTCGGATGGAGAATTTATAGGCTGGAAAATGTGCGGACGTTGCTTAGTAAAATTAAAAATTCCAGCAAGCGCACAAAGGACATCAGGGAGTTCCTCTAAATCACGTTGCAGCTATGCTTATGTTGAAGAAATCTACGAAATTCCATCAAATCCATTCCTTCCAATACGTCGAAAAGAGACTGTTGAAAGTACAATGTATCCCACAAAGGCGGTCACTTATAAAAGGCATAAAATGGTATACGCGGATTCATTCGACGATTCTAAAGATATGATTTGCACTCACGGAATACATTTTTATATTGATAAGCGAGAAGCGTTGAGTATGATTGCGCCTGAACCGCGTATTGATGCAATTATACGCAGAATAGAAAATCTCGAAGCTGAAAGTAGATAAAACATTGCGAGACAAGCCATGGATAAGCATATAACGAAAATTGGCGATTCTTCTTATTTGTATAGAATGACGCAAAGGTGTCTTGACTATGATGATGAGGATGTTTGCGATGCGTTTGTTTTTCATGTCTTCTCAAATGAAAAACATATAAATTATAATAAATAAACGGAAAAACATGGGGCAACCATTGCGGTTGCCCCACTTATTATTTTAGGAGTAATTTATTATGATTGGTTTAATCAAACTTTGCCAAGCGCTGATTTAATTACAGAAACAATCTTATCGTATCCGATTTGTGAACCGATGATTGTTGCCACGCCCTCAAATATAGCCCATAAGGCGTTAAGTACGGTAATGGGAGTTCCATTAACAACATAAACAACAAAGGTTCCTACGATACCAACAATACCGCCGACAATTACAGCAATAAGTTGTGTATTATAAGTTTTGCCTTGTCCATCTGCATAGGTTTTGATAAACTCAGTAATTACTGTTGCTATTGTTCCGAAAGCGAGAAGTAATACGCAAAAATATTCAACTGTCATTTCACAACATCCTTTCTGTTTATATTAACAGAACATTTTAGTCCAAGTGTTTTTACCAACTACACCATCAGCCGTCAATCCATTATCTTGCTGAAACTTGATTACAGAGCTGCGAGTTCCGCTACCAAACTTTCCGTCAATAGATATTCCAAGCTTTTTTTGAACGAATTTTACAGCGGTTGATTTGCTGCTTCCTTTTTTAATGGTAGGCATCAAATCGGTATTATAATATTCGTATTTTCCAGCCTTGGCACAAAGCCAATGTTTTACGGTAGGTCTTGTATCAACATGGACAAAATCGGAAGTACCATAGTAATATGCTCCAACGCCGTTCGTAACTGTCTGTGCAAAGTAAGCTATTTCTACAGCGCTAACTCCTTCAATTTTAATATCTGCGGCCATTCCTTTGCAATGATAGGAGCTTGACGAACCACCTTGCTTTGCGTTCCAAGATACAGTTCTATAAGCTGAGTTTATCTTGACAGGTTTGCCAAAATGGTCGCGAATTTTTTGCAGTACGTCAACAAGGTCTGTGTCTATTAAAACTTTATCAGAACCGTCTTTGCAAGCAAACTCAGACACGGTAAAGTTGTTTGATAGTTTTAGACTACCTTGTGTTTTCACAGAATAAGTTTTAACCATTACAACCCCACCTTCACTCAATTAAATCAAGACTCAGCAGAAGTCTCCGTTTCAGTTTCGGCGGCTTCGGTTTCGGTAGTATCAGCGGCTTCGAGTGATGCAATCTCGGCTTCATAAGCGTTGATATTATCGCGCCAAGTCTGACGTTTTGCTTTCATGTCTGCATACTCATCATCGGTCAATGCGCCATCGGCGTATTTCATGCACTGATAGTCTGATTGGGAGAGAAAGAGTTTACAAGCTCTAATCTCCGACTCCAAGTATTCAATTCTTTCACTATTTTGTTCCATAGTTTTACCTCTTTCTGTTCTTTAGGTGTATTTGCAAATATCCTATAAAACAGCCTTGTCATATTCAAGACCGTCTTAAAAGTATTCTTATGTTCGGCATAGCTTTTCCAAGACTGGAAAGAAGCGTAAGCTTGCCCGAAACTCATGCAACCAGCATTAACAAATTTGATAAATTTCTTTAATTTACGACGCATTGCAGTAACGCCTTTTCTACATATACGTTTTACTATCTTGCCGTTTTCTTCTACGAAGAATTGAGTTTTTAGAAAAGTAAAACCTTTTGTTAATTTAACAATTTTTGTTTTCTTTTCATTGACTACAATCTCGTATTGTTTATACCATTCTCGGAGAATAGTCAATATACGTTCGGCTTCTTCTTTGGTTTTGACTATAATTAAAGTGTCATCTGCATATCTGACATAGGCTTTTAATTTTAGAACTTCTTTTGCGTAGTGGTCTATTCTGTTCATAAACACACCAGCAGCAGCTTGGCTTACTTGTGAACCAAGCCCTAAGCCCTTATTACCAAATGCCGTAACAAAGCTCCAACATAAATCAAACAGTTTCTTATCTTTTATATAATGTTCAAATATCTCTTTCAACTTTTTATGAGATATATTAGCAAAATATGATGAAAAATCTATTTGTATGACATAGCCGTTTCTCCCGTATTTACGGTAATGGCGTTCAAGAAAACATTGCGCTCTCTTTATAGCAAACTGAATACCTTTGTTCTTTATACTTGCACCATTGTCGTATATCAAAGTAGGTGTAAAAAGCGGAGACAAGACTTCATCACATACAACTCTTTGAACTATTCTCTCGCGGAAATGAACACTTTGTATAAACCTCGCTTTTCCTCTTTCAAAGAGTGTAAATTGAATAAACCCCATGCGCATATCTTTTCCAGCAATCATTTCTTTATGAATTGTATGCAGATTTTCAAGCAGAGTTATTGATGCCTTTTGAGTGCTTTTCTTCCAACTAACGCCAAGCTTTGATAACAGATATGCACGATAAAGCGCATCTAATGTTATAGTATTATCAAAGGTAATTTGCACCGCTTTGCTTTTATCATGTTTAGCTTCTCTTAGTTTGATTCTATTTAATCTTCTTCGTTTTCTTCTTGATGGCTTTATCGGCTCATCCATAAGAAATCACCTATTTCAATTCCTTAAAACAGCCCGTACCGTTCAGTACAATAAATTAAAGTAAAGTACAATATCTACGCATTTTTCTAACGGCGTGATTGTACCAAGTATGCAACGAGAATATGCGTAAAAATCTCGCCATGCACGCGCATCAATGACCTTTCTTGGCAATAAATAACTATATCGGTCTGATGGCGGCGTCCACTTGACAATATCGAGCTATAAATTTACGAACTTAATCGGGGGACATTCACTCCTTCCGAAGTACCACGGACTTTGAGAGAATCAAAGTGTCAGGGCATATTTGTATAGGAAAATACATATTCGGAATCACAGCGGCTCGGACAGCCAATCATTAGAGTTGGAGGCCGCATTGTTGTTCGCATTGCCATTGTTGTTGACATTGCAGAAGTTCGTAGACGAACCAGCCTGCGCTGATGCCAACCACCAGTTATTACGCCCAGCAATAGAATACAGCGAATATCCCTAATTTATAAAAATTCTTACTCTTTCTTTTGGCTTTTATTTAGTTCACTAATTCTTTTTGAAGCGGCCTCACGAACGCCAATTATTTTAGATTTTAGTCGAGACATTGTGTCGAGAATCGCTTCTGCTTCGGATAATTTAATTCCGTTAAGATTAACCGCGAACAAAATTTCTTCATCAAGAACCGCAATTTTCGATAGAATATCTTCGGCCAAATCGTGTTTCTTTTGGCACTTTTCGACAGAGGCGTTATTAGTACAACTGATAACAACAGCGTTGTCGTTAATCTCTCGAACAAGGTTTATTGTCGGAATTTTGAGAGTGAATGTGCAAGATTTTGGATAACGCTTTGGAGAATCGCAAAAAACATGAACACGCTTTCTTAATTCCCTTGAAAGCTCCAAATACTCTAAGCCAGTTGGTGTATGATTTCTCTGATTAACATTACTCATAATTCTTATACCTCATTCTTAATACGCTTTAGAAAAAGCACGATAATATCTACCGTCGAACTGTCTGCTATTAAAGAATAGCGAATTGTATCACTTCTCATACAAGTATAATTGTCTGGAAGGGTTTGCAATCTTTCGTATTCAATAGGCATTAGCTTTCGACACTTTCCACTTTGAAAAATCTTTCTCACTTGATACCCGCCATGATGGGTGGTTATGACTCCACATTTGCCATCAAGTCCGTATACACGCCGATTCATTTCGTGCGTGTTGATGTTCAGGTAAGCAACTACATTATGCCCTTCGCTGGACGTAAGAGTGTAATCATTCTGACACCAATATCTCTTGTGGACTAAACTTGGCGGCTCAACAATATCTCTGAGAACAAGGCTTTTTACTGGTGATTGTACGCAATCAAATGGCGAAGCCTGTATATTGCTCCAATACAATTTTTCTCGGCGTTGAGCTGAAACAATGCTGCTGTTGATTAAAACTGGTTTTACTTTAAGAGCATCGGCTATAATTTGCTGATTTTTCTCAGAAACAACATATGTTTCCAGTAAAAACCATTTTGGCTTTATATAATCAACAACACGCTTAAATTCATAAAATAGTTTATTATTTTCGTTAGAATCGTCACAAAAATCCAAATTGGATAAACCACCAAAAACCATGTCTATTTGGTCTAAGGACTTTAGGACGCTGTTGCTTAATTTATATATGTTTCCAATCTCGTATATATCATCATAATTTCTCAAAGCAACATCAATAGCTTGCATGTTGGTTTCACAAGCATAATACTTGAATACGTCTATTTCTGCTCTTTCAAGAGCCACACGAAAACTTGCTATTCCATCAAATAAGCTTAATACTGTCATACTCATTTCTCCTTTCACTACGATATAGATATGTCCCGCGTTTATAAAAATTTTTATAAATTTAATAAATTACTGCATTGGAATCACCCATAAACCTTTCATTTTAGAAGTGGTATTTCATAACAATATAGACATCGTTTGTCGGAGCAGATAGCTCCGAGCAAACGTGTCATTGAAGTCAAAGGCTATATTTTATATGGCCCTTGCGGGTCTGGCTTACGCCAGACGGAAGCACAGCGGCTCGGACAGCCAATCATGAGAGGTGGAGGCCGCATAGTAGTTCGCATAGCCAATGTTGGTGACAATGCAGAAGTTCGTAGACGAACCAGCCTGCGCTGATGCCAACCACCAGTAACGACGCCCAGCAGGGCTGGTCGAGTTTTTGCCCTTTAGGCGGCTTTTCCAGTTGTTAGCGAACAGTGGATATTGCATAGCTTGCTGAGAACCCCACGTCTGGTCACTCCAAATAGAAGTGCCAAAAACTTCAAATTCGGTGGGGAGCCAAAGCTTACCAATATCCTCCCACTCCCAAGACGTAGAATCGGTCAAAGTTCCATTTGCAGAATAGCGATATTCCATAATAGTACGCTTTGTAACAATAACACTCTGCAAATCAGAATCAAGAGTACCGTAGACTTCATCGCCGTTGAGCCAAGTGTACATCTCACTTGCAAGCCAGGGAGAGTGCGAAGTTTCGGTTCCGTTGTTGGTATTGGTACTATTCATAACGTGTCCTGTACCAAGTAAACCTACACTAATCCAGTCGATGTGGTGGCCAATAGCAGTATCGCCAGTATTGTAATAAGTATCAATACCAGCAATTTGCATTCTAACAGTGCTGCCCATACAAGTGGTGTCTTTATAGTCACCGACCATGATGTTATTGGCGGCGGCAGTACCAGCCTTAGCAATGGTGCTAAGAGAAGCCCATGTCATGCTGTTCAGGCTGCGGCCCAAACCATCAATGGGGAATCTGTCTGTGCGGCTCAGACCGTTATAAATACGGTTTTCCAAGTCATTAAGAGAAGTGTAGTTTAGCGGGGTCGAAGATGTATTACCCCAAGTCTTTTTAGTAAAATTCATAGATTTACCTCTTTTCTATTCTAAAGAGAAAGTACGCACAGTCTCTTTAGAACGGGCGTTAAACCCTAATTCTAAAAGAAAATTTTCTTTAGTGCGCATTTCTGCGCTATATAAAACGGTAGCGAACCGTTTTAACGAAGTAAGCGTTTTGCATCTCGAAGTGCATTGACTTTTGCTGCGCGATATTCCTTTTCATAATCACTATCAGCTTTTGCCTCATTAACAATTATTTTATCTCGCGTTTTTATAAGTAAGTTGCAAAAGTTTATCTCGTCTTTCATATAAGAACTTATTTCTGCGCTGTGTGAGATGTCTTTATTGTAAAGGTTAATGTCTTGTTGAAAATCTTTTATGGCAGAATTTATCCCTTCAATATCCAGTTTTATAAACATAGAGCTATTGTTTGTGAAATAACACTCGGCAACAGCGGGATATGTCATGAAATCTGGATAATCATATTCCAAATCGTATTCATCGAAGCGCTTATTTGGAATACAAACCTCACCACCCAAAAACTTACCATATCTTGATTGGAATAACCAATCCTCTTTAGAATCAACAATCATATAGCGATTAAATATGTGTATCATTTTATCGACTCCTTTATTCCCACGATAGACCATATAACATTTCTAAAGCATACAAGTAGTCATTACATTCTTCCATGTGCTGTTCCCATTTTGGATTTCCGTTTGTTCTTTCTTCGCTCCATATATCATCCATCGACTTTACCCTATTTAGAATTTCGTTACTATCAGAGCTTTCTATCTCGGTATATTTTCTCGTGAACTTATTGAATTTTATAATTGTCGGAAAGTTTAAGATGTTTTCCTGGTATTTCTCACCATACTTAGTAGAAATCCATCCCATTGTGTACCCGTGTAAAATTCCATTTGGAGCAAAACAATTATCAAACTCTCTGCGAGAAGTGACTACAAAATATCTTGGATAGTCACTATCGCTTAGTTTGTTGTCTTTTATACTCATAAATTTTTCCATTTTAATCACTCCTTTCTTCCAATTATAAAAGTTGACAAAAAGCATATTTTGTGTATAAATATTTAACGTACTATCGCTATATATTTAAGCAATTCAAGCTAAAATACAGCAGAACCACGTTGTTTTATGAAATCGCACCAAAACAAAATTCTACTTCTGT